CTGCTTCCGTGGAAAAGATTTACGAGGGCGGCAAGGCGCGCCCGACCGTGCTCTGTGCTCCATCCGAAATTGGTGACATCACCTTGACAGCCCACTATGACGACGACTTCACGGCAGCTGATACTGCTGCTGGAATCGGAGAGAAGTTACAGAAGCTCCGCCGTTACGTAGGTGTTGCCTACTACAACGTTACGGTATCTGTTTACGACTGTGACATCAAGGACCCAACAAATGACCGCGTTTACACAAACGCCCTTTTGGTGGGGCTCACCGAGCCAGAGGGTGACTCCTCGTCTGGTGCACCGGCGACCTTCGCGCTGACCTTCGCAATTTCTGACGTAGACGCAGCATCTAACTAATAAAGTTGCGCCCACGGCGCATGTCACTGTGATAGGTTCGTTCGCATGAGCGATAACGCATTTTTCACAGTAGAAGACGGCACCGAGGACGCTAAGGCTCCCAAGAAGAGTCGCGAATCCGGTAAGACCCAAGAGGAGACGCAGCTTCAGAAGCTTCGTGGAATCGTCAGCAAAAAGGTCGAACGACCTGTTGTTTTGCTGCCTGTACCAGAGCGACCTGGCGTCAGCTTGAAGGTGAGCCCCAATATCACTCAGTCCCAGATGAAAAACTGGCGCAAAAATGCCGGTGAGGACTCAAGAAATGGCCTTGACGCCACCAAGTTTGCATGTTTGGTTATCGGACACACCACAATCGGAATCTACATGGATGACGAAGAGGTATTTGACGATAATGGTAACCAGATGACATTTGGTCACCCGCAGATTCTCGAGATGACAGAGACAACGAGACCAGTCCCAGACGCTGTTCGTGCACTCTTCGGTGTCGACCCACACGTAGAGTCAGCTGCTTTGGCAATCCTTGACGCTGCTGGCTACTCAGATACGGTGGCAGCCGTGGACCCTACGAAGGAATCTTCGACGAACTAGCCGAAGATTCGTACATCAAATCAGCAGCAAGACTCGGGGAACTGTTTAACGTAAATCCCCTTGAACTGCTTAATGTGGACGACACTGACTGGGTAATACTGATGGCTTGTGCTACAGTTATTAGTAACGACCGCGAAGAGCAAGAGCGACAGTCGAAGACTCAGAAGACCTAGATTCCAGGCTTCATAGCTCGGCCGCCCTTACACTCACGTGAATTAAAAACTCACCTGGAGACGTAATGGCCGACGAAGTAGTCAGCATAAAACTTAAGGTAGAAGCCCACGACAGGCAGCTCACCCAAGTTATTGCCAAGCTGAAAGCGCTTGAGGCTGTAGAAAAACGCCTCGCCAGCGGTTCGCGAATGCAGAACTTCGCCAGAAATCAGAGTGGTGCCCTCAATAGTATGACGAAGGGCTGGAAACGCCACTTTGACATGGTTGATGCTGGCATCAAAATGATGGGAAAGGGCCTAACTGGCTTCCTTAAGCTCGCCATCAAGGGCGTTGCTATAGAGATGGGGCTTCTGGGGGCAACAATGATTGCCGTTCACGCGACATTTGTAGCTGGTCAACTGATAATGAAAGCCTATAAAGGGGCCATGCAGTTGGTAGCTGGAGCAGCCGCCGGAACTGTAGTTGCATTAGCAGCGGTATCGGCCGCAATCAGAGAGCAACAGGCCGCCATATACGCCTACAGAGGCAAGGGGGCCAAGGAATTTGGCTCAGCAATGAGTCAGACCAGAATGGCCATGAGGTCACTACAGGCTGATGCCAGTCTTGCAACTCTTGGTGTTGAGGCCTTGAATCAGGCCTATGGAGTCATGTCAACGACAATGAACTCTCGGCAAATTGCCGGAAGTACCGGCGCAATAAAGGCCTTGATGGACTTTGGCTCCGCCGGACAGGACCCTGCTAAAGGCCTTCAATCCGTAGCCTCTGTTATTGCGGCACTTAATGACCCCAAGAAGGGTATGTCGGCAGTAAGAAATGAAGCCAAGAAGCTTGGACCAGAAATGGAAAAAGCACTTAAGGCTGCAAACGTGCAGACAAAAGAGCAGTTTTCTCAACTTCTGTATTCTGGAGAATTAGCAAAACTTGGTGGTGTTCAGGGCCAGTTTGGAGCAATAAATAGCACCCTCATTGCTCAACTCAAGTCATACATGACACAAATCAGAACAGTGTTTGCCGACTATGGTGACCAGTTTCTAGAGCCATTAAAAGTTGCATTCCAAGACATATTCCACATCCTGAAGCGTGACATAGCTCGAATCATGGGCGCTGTTCAATTGACTATCGGAACAGATGGGTATATCGACGGATTTGTGTCCATGATTGATAAAACATCAAATTTCATGGTCAAGCTTGTTCGGGAACACTTACCAAATGCTGTGGGGATGTTTGACCGTATTGGTGAGTGGATGGAGAATTTCAAACGCGGGTGGAATGATGTTCTGGATTACTTACGTCCACTAATTGACGGCGCTCGAGTTCTTTACAGGATGCTTAACCCTATCTGGGAAGCAATAAAGGGTGGTGTCGACAACCTTTTCCTAATGAAGGATTTGTTAGTAGCAAATGCTGACACTGTTGAGGAGTTTGGCGAAAGAATTGGTGGATTCATCACTGCTTTATCTGAGTTGATGATGAATATGAAACAGATATTTTTTGATGTTCTTCCTCTCATCAATGACGTTATTGCTGGCATAACTCAAGTATTTAAGATGATTTCTGGCCTTCTTACCGGTGGAGCTGGTGGTGGACTAGTAAAAGCCCTGGCGCCACTATTGGCATTTTCCGTAATCGGTCGCGGAATGCAGAACATAAAGGGCCGCTTGATGCCGGGTTCTACGCCGTTTAATAACCCAAACACGATGAATGTTCAAGCTGGTGTTGTAAATATAGCAGGGCCAGGGGGGGCTGTTGGAGGTACGGGATTATCCTCCGGTCGTGCTGGTGGTGGAGCTGGTGGCGCCGGAGGGCTCGCGAGTGGTGCAACATATGGACCACCATTACCTCCCGGCTCAATGCGACTGCGTGACTTAAGAAATCAAGCAGGCATGAGAATGGGCGCACTCATGCGTGAGGGCGTGGGTGCCGCAACACGCAATATGAATTACGCAAGCATAATGGCTGGTGGTAATGCAATAGTTGCTGGTAGGCCTGGATTTCTATCCACACTGGCTGGTGGAAATCGCGGCATAGGGATGAGCTATAGGGATTCTCTTGGTCTAACGCCATTTGAGCGCGACAATAGAACTGCAACACAATACCAGCGACGTCAAGACCTTATGCAAGGTGCTCGAAACTCTTTAGCAAATGCAGGAACACGAGGCAGACAGGCGCTTGCTACAGCCAACTATAGAGCTAGGCAAGGTTTTGGAGCCTTCAGAGGAATGATGGCCTATGGTCAAAGTGGCGCATGGGACGAAAGCATGGGTGCCTATAGAGATGTAGCTGCCGAAAGATTTCAGTTGCGCAACAACCTGAACATGAATCTTGGTCGCGAATATATTGACCCAGCAACTGGTGCTGTTATGCCAGCCGGTGGTGGACAATCAGCTGCTGGAAGATTAACCAGAGCAAAGCTCATAATGCGTGAGAGGCTTGACCAAAATCGAATAAGCAGAAGCAGCACAAAGTTTGGTGCGGCGATGGGTAAGTTCCAGGGCAGCATGGGTGGACGAATGGGCACATCCCTTGGTCTCGGAGTTGCCAGCCAGTATGCGCCAGAAGAGATGCGCGGAGCAATGGCACTCGGTGGAATGGTTGGCCAATTTAACCCGCTTGCCGGAATAGCAGTGGCTGGAGTTGGTGGGGCACTAAAAGCCGAAGGTGCAGGTAAAGGCGCTTTATCTGGAATGGCAGGTGGAGCAGCAATAGGTGCAATGGTTGGTGGACCATACGGAGCAGCGATAGGCGGCGGAATAGGTCTTATTGTTGGCGGAATCATGGGCGCCATAAACAAGGGCAAAGCCGAACTGGCAAGAGCGCGAAAGGCTGCTGAAGACTCATTTAACACCCTATATACAGGTGTAGCAAAGAGTGCATCCGTCAAATTGCAGGAATTCCGACAAATAATTGATTCCGGTGGAACAATAGCCCCAGGTACTGCTGGGGCATTTCAAAATCAGGCAGCAGATGTTGCTGGTCGACAGGATGTTCTTCGTCGAATGACTCTTGGCCTTCAGCCAGGTGGGGGTCCATCACAGTGGAGACCACCAGCCGAAGTGCTGGATGAGTTGTACAGAAATCAGTCAAGATTTGGAATTACCATAACGGCTGATGAATATACAAATATGACAAAGAATACTGACGCAATGTCAGAGGCCCTGTCTAAGTACACAAACATGGCCGTAGAAGCAGAAAAACCTCTGGCAGCAATACAAAACCAAACTACCGCTCGCATGGATATGCTTACAAAAATGACTGGCAAGACAGCGCCAGAACTAGAACTTCTCGCCCAGGAGATTGGTTTTAATCTTTACGATGCGACAATTGATTTTAATCAGGTAGTAAAAGAGCTTGGAGCATCTGTTCTAAAAACAGGACTTCAATTCAAATTCTCAATGCAGGACATTTATCTTGCTGGCTCTAATCCATTCAGGAAATCAATAGAGCAAAAAGAAGGCGAATCGGCTGTCAATCAGTCAGCAGCAGCACTTCAGGCGGTACTAACAAGTGGGGCAAGCACAGAAGAGAAAAATGCCAAACTTGAACAAACAATGGCTGACTTCTTTCCGCAGATGCTCGCTGCATCAGGTGGGGACCCAATAGCTGCATATCTGAGCACTCAGGCAATGTTTGGCCAGGGACCAACTGGCGGAGCGTTTGCCGAAGGCGCAACATATGCCGGACAGGGAGAATTCTTTGCTCAAAATACGGCATTCCAGGAGATGCTTGCTCAGCAAAAAGCGGAAATGCCGAAACTGGCTGCAGAACAGTTGTCAGCATTTGTTTATAGCAAGACCGGTCAAGCACTTGACGTTGGAACATTAATTCCTGCAATAGGAAAAATGACTGCTGAACAGCAAAATCAACTTTTGACAGATTTGTCAACCCTTGATAAAAATACTTTAGTTCAAACGGGTACAAATCCATTTGATATGACGGAGACAAACGTCCTTAAGGGCATTAATGCATATAGT